GCACTCGCTATCGGCGGTCCCGCCGCCGTGACCGTCGATACCCGCCACCCCGTGCCGCACGCCTACGAGGTCTTCGCCCCGCCGGCGTTCACGCCCATCGCGCGCGCCATGCGGGACGACGAGCTCCCCTGGGCGATCCACAGCTGGAGCCAGGCGTGGAAGGACTCGCCGGCGAATCGCTCGCGGACCTGGGGCGACTACAAGGCGCACCACCTGTCCCCGATCCGGGACGCGCTGTGCCGCGCCGACTGCACGCGGGTCTCGATCGACGGGCCGGTCCCGGGTCGCGCGGTCGGGTGGCTGGCGCTGTCCCGCCGGCCCGGATACGACGTCGTGCACTGGCTGTACGTCGGCAGGCAGTTCCGGCGCGCGCGCTCGCGCGGTCTCGCCCCGTTCGGCGCGATGACCGGGATGCTCGGCCACGTCGTGCTGCAGCGGAGCGTGGTCTACACGTTTCAGGCCGCGTGCGACCCGCGGCTCCCCAGGATCGCGCCGCGCCCCAACGTCCCGGGCGAGGTCGACGGCCGGCTCGGGCGCAACGACGTGTGGCTCGCGGAGCACTTGCGAGACCTCGGGCACATCGTGTCGTATGAACCCTTCGCAGAGTGGTCGCGTTGACCACAGGAGACACCAGCACCATGAAGACGATCGAGAGACAGATCCGCAACCACGAGTTCGAGATCCGGTTCCCCGATGAGAGGGTGCCCGACGGAGGGACTCGCTGCTACGAAGCGCAGTTCCTCGTCGATGGCGTGTACGTCAACCGGGGCGACTTCGCGGCGGCGATCGACCTGCTCAGCGCGGAGGCGCCCACGCGATGAAAGCAAAATTCATGCGCGCCGAGAACGGCCACCTGGGGGTCCGGTTCGAGCCCGAGACCTTCGACGAGCAGCTGTTGCTCGAGATCTTCACGCGCCAAGCGACCTCCGAGGGCCACGAGTTCATGTTCTCTGGATGGGAGAGCAACCATCTTGGGCGCGTGATGCGCGAAGGGCTGACCTCTTGTTGGGGGCAGCTCGTCAAGAAAGGACCGACCCCATGAAGCTCCTCAGCCTACGCCTACCCCTCGACAACCAGGACACCTCGTTCCGCGGCATGCGCGAGGTCAACTTCGCCATGCCGAAGGTCGACACCTACGGCTGGCGCGTCCTGATCCACGGCCAGGTGGTCACCGTCATCGTGCCGCTGCTCGCCGACCAGCCCCAGGGCGGGCGCCGGCCCGAGTTCGCCGGCGGCTGGACGTTCGCGCGCTCGCGCTGCGTCGAGCAGTGGGACTCGCGCAACCCCGAGGACTACAAGAAGCCCGTGCAGGACTACGAGAGCGAGCTGTGCGGCCCGCGCGCGGCGGCAGAGCCCGAGCCCAAGGCGGTGGCGTGATGAAAGCGCATCGGACCACGATCACGCGGGACGTCTTGAGCGACGACACCCACAACGAGGATGCGACGGTCGCAGTCTACCATCGTCTGGAGATCGTCATCGACCACACGAACGCGAGCACTTACACGGCGACCTACAAGATCGACAGCCGGATCGTGCAACCCGAAACCTACCGCGATGTCCTCGCGACTTTGGCATGCGGCGAGGGCCAGCGATCGTGACCGCGATCAGCACGACCCGCGCCGTCGAGCGCTGCGAGCGCCTGGCCGCGCTCGGGCCGCCGCCCGTGTGGTGGCGGGTGTTCGCGCTGCGCCGCTGGCTCGCCGCCTACCGCGCGATCATGGCGCTGGACATCAGCGTCGGTGCCCAGATGCTGCGCGAGCTGTACCCGGCCGAGCAGCTGGTCGCCCAGGCCACGGCGGAGGCCCCGTGGCTGCGCATGGTGCCGAGGAGCGAGCGGTGAGACTCAAGCGCCGAGACATGAAGCCCGGCCAGGTGTTCGGCTTCACCGATCCCTGGTGGCCGCACCGCCGCGACGCCATGGTCGTGATCGATGCGAGCACCGAGCTCGGATTCTGGACCGGAGAGCGCCACTGCTGGGGCGCTGTGGCGCCAGCGCTGTCATTCGAGGTCCTGTCGTGACCCGGATCGTCATCCTCGGCGGCCCCAGGACCGGCAAGACGACGCTGGCTCGCCAGATGATCGAGGGCGGCGCCGGCGATGGCATGGGCGTGTCACTCCACGCCGACGACCTCATCGACCTCGGCTGGTCGGAGGCGACCCAGCGCATCGCCGACAGCTGGTTCAACGAGCCCGGCCCCTGGATCATCGAAGGCGTCGCGCTCTCGCGCGCGCTGCGGAAGTGGCGCGAGGCACACCCCGGTGAGGCGCCGCCGGTCGACCGCGTGATCCGCCTGACCACGCCGCACGTCGAGCTCACGAAGGGTCAGGCGGCGATGGCCAAGGGAGAGGAGACCGTCTGGCAGGAGATCGCGGGCTGGCTGCTCGGCGAGGGCGTGGCGATCAACGATGAGGGCGTAGACTCCGTGATGGTGTGACGTGTTCGACGGCGACCGCGAGCTAGCTGAACGCCTGCTCTGGATGCTCCAGGACCGCCAGCAGCAGGACGCCGAGCTCCGCAAGCAGGCCGTCGCCGCGGCCGCGGTCCGGGCGCAGTTCGACCCCGAGCAGGCCGCAGCAGCCGCCAGGCTGCGGTCGCTCTACGCCCCCAAGCAGGCCGCATTCTTCCGGCCCGGCAAGCGGTGGAAGGCGACCCGCAAGACGCGCCGCGCCGGGATCACCACCGTGGGCGTGCGCGAGATGCTCGCCCGGGCCCTCGAGATCCCCGGGTTCCGCGCGACCTACGTCGCGAGCACCCGCAAGGAGGCCGAGAGCCGCGCGTGGAAGTCCGACACCAAGAGCGGCCTCATCGACGTGCTGGTCAGGCACGCCGAGCGGATCGACCATCCCACGCTGACCGCCTACTCGCTCGGCGGCGTCGTCATCGAGGTCCGCGCGGCCGACCTCGTGCTCCAGTTCTCCAACGGGTCCGAGATCGAGCTGTTCGGCGTCGCCGACCTCCGCAGCCAGCGCAAGAAGCGCGGCGGCGCCAAGCACCTGATCTGGATCGACGAGGCGCAGGAATTCGCTCACCTCGAAGAGTTCTTCGACTCGGTGATCGTCCCGATGTCCGACTTCGGCGTCGAGGTCTGGATGACCGGCACGCCCGGCCGCGACTGCGCCGGCATGTTCTACGAGATCACCAAGGAGCCCGAGGACGGCGACACCCCCATGCCCGGGTGGGAGGTCCACGAGCTCGCGCAGATCGATAACCCGTTCTTCGGCCACGTCGTCACCGACACGACCGCTGGCGTCCCGACCTACTACGTCGAGGACAACCTCTACACGGCGCCGCACCTGACCGCCGAGGAGCGCGACGCGCACCGCTACGGCCCGTTCGACACCACCGCCGACGCAGAGGCCGAGGCCGTCAGGGTCCGGTGGGAGCAGACCGCTGGCGAGGCGATGCGCGCCAAGGGCTGGAAGGGCGACGAGCCCCAGTTCGTGCGCGAGTTCCTCGGGAAGTGGGTCAAGAGCGACGCGCGCTACGTCTACCCGGTCCACGGCCGGCCGCGCCACGAGCTGTTCTTCGCGCCGCAGCGCCTGCGCGCCAACCCGTTCGTGGGATCGGACCCGCGCTTCGATGGCCACCCGCCCTGGTACGATCACACCGCCGCGGTGCGCGACCTGCCGCGGCTCGGCCGGGATCGGCGCCCGCACCAGTGGCTGTTCGCGATCGGCGCCGACTTCGGCTACTTCCCTGACCCGTTCGCGATCGTGCTCTGGGCGTTCTCACCGACGAGCGACCACATCTACGAGATGTTCAGCTGGAAGATGACGCGGGTGGCGACCGACGATCAGGGCGCGTACCTGAAGCTGATCTGGGACGGCGTCGACTCGATCGTCAGCTTCGTCGGCGACCCGGCCAACAAGCAGGACGACTTCGCGATGTGGCGGCGCCGGCTCAACCTGCCGATCGAGGAAGCGGCCAAGCGCGGGAAGAACACGCTGGAGGAGTTCCTCGCCGACGACGTTCGCCGCGGCCGGGTCCACCTGCGCGAGGGCTCGCCGCTCTACGCCGAGATGCGCCACCTGGTCTACCTGCCCGGGAAGCCCGGCAAGACGCGCGAGGTCCACAAGCACCGCGCGGTCAACGGCGTAGTGCACGGCGATCACCTGTGCGACTGCGCCAGGTATTCTTACGTCGACCTCACGCACTACCTCTCGAAGCTCGGCGATCCCCGCCCCGAACCCGGCAGCCGCGAGGCGTACGCGGCCGAGGAAGCGAAGATCGAGCGCTCGATCGAGGACGCGGACCGCCGGCGCGAGGAAAGACTTGCAGAGCAGGACGAGGTCGCTGCAGAGTATGGAGCGATGGGGGACTACGATGCGTACTGACACCGGCGAGAGATTCTGCAGCCCGACGGCTGCGATGCACGGGTGGATGCGAGACGTCGCGTTCAACATCGAGCGGATGTTCAGCGGGAAGCGCGGCCCTGACTTCGTCGACTACCTGGATTCCAACGGGTTCTCGCGCCGCGAGATCGACCGCTGGGCCGACGATGGAGGCGCGCTGTGACGGCCCAACATCACGCGGACGACATGGCGCGGCGCGCGCTGAACCTGCGCGAACGCGAGGAAGCGGCCGGGCGATGGTTCGAGGGCCGGAACAGCAGGTCGCTAAGCCGGCCGATGACCGAGAACCACGACCCCGGAGACGAGGACAGATCATGACCAAGGTCCAGACGGAGCGCCTCGAGATCATCGCCAAGCGCTCCAAGCGCACCATCGACGACGTGACCGAGCTCTGGCACGAGCGTGCCGCGATCCGCGAGTTCGACGGCGGCAAGCGCCGCGTTGACGCCGAGCGCCTCGCGCTGGACGACGTCGCGGACGTGGTGCTCCGGTGACGCCGTACCGCGAGCCCGGTCGCGTCGAGGGCGATCGCGCCAAGGCCGCGCGGCTGCGCGCCGAGTACGATCGCATAGCGATCAGCGGGCAGACCACGCCGGACGCCAACGCGCGAGCGCTGCGGCGGATGCGCGAGATCTCGGACATCCTACTCGCGATGGGGCGCTGGACATGACGCCCCGCCCGCCGCCGGCCGGCCCGCTCGAGCACGACGAGGAGGGCGACCCGCTGCCCCAACCGGCCGCCGCGTCCGACCTCGCCGACCTGATCCAGCTGCTCGAGTACGCGCGCGCCAAGGAATTCGTGATCGGCCCTATCGTTCAAGTGGGCAAGATCAGGGTGCAGGTCGCGGACGTGAAGCAGGCCCGCCGGCTCGGGATCGACCGTCCGCACGCCGCGGAGCCAGAACCCTCGCTCGGCGAGACGCTGGGTGTGCCGGAGTACAGGCCCGGCAGCGAGTGATGGACCCGGAGCTGCGCGGCGCGTACGCTCCGGGCATGACCAAGACCAGCACCGAGCCAGACGCCGACGACACCCGCAGCCCGCCGCGGCACCACAAGTCGCACGACGTGCCCATGCAGACCCCGCCGCGCCAGCACGGGACCCACGATGCGCCGATGAAGCCCGGGCGCCGGCCGGGGTGCTGACATGAAGCGCCCGCACCGACCCCTGCGCGTCCAGCGCGAGACCCTGCGGAGCCTCGGCGCGATCGATCTCTCCGCGGCCGGCGGCCTGGCGTATTCGAACCCTGCGGTGTCGTGCGACAGCTGCACGGGCTGCGGCTGCAAGCCTCCGTCCTGACAGAGGTTGTCAGCGAGCGGGCGCGTAGATCCTGTTCGGTCTGGACATAGAAGCCGGTCAGGCGCTACAACGACTCGTCCCCCGGTCGCGCCGGGAACCCGAGTCGTTCCGCCGCCAGCGGGGCGAACCGGGCTGGGACGCAAGCGCTGAGGGTCGCAACCTGAATGCCCCTGGTTTGGCAACCGGGGGCTGCGCGTTTTCGGGTACCGCTGGACACGGGCGCGGCGCGGTGGCAGGGTGGCTCGACTGCCGGTTCAAACCCGGCCGGGCGACTCGGCAGGAGCGTCCGACAGACTGCACCGGAAGCAGACCAGCGGGGTCGCTCCCTGCCGACCTCCGGGTCGTCGGTGTTGTAACGTCGCTTGCAAATCCGCCCAGGGTGTGATCACCTGAGATCAAGTCAGCGACCGGGCACCCGGCCGCGCTGATCGAGTCGGTCCTTCAAGTCGTGGACCCGCGCAAGCGGAACCTCCATGGCGAAGGACACTGGCGACCAGTACACGCTCAAGCGCGACGAGCACTGGTTCCGTCTGCCGGTCGGCGCCCCGGTGCACAAGCGCGTCGTGCCCTACGCGAAGGCGCTACTGCAGCGGGAGGCCAACTTCCACCGCAAGAACCTGGCGCGCGAGCGGCTGTACCGCGGCGTCTGCCTCCAGCAGTTCCGCGCTGCCCTGCAGCACCTCGAGCGCGGCGGCTACGGGATGGCCCGCCTCAACGTCGTAGGCGCGGTGTGCGACACGTTCTCGTCGAGGCTGTCGAAAGACCGCCCGATGCCCGGCATCGTGACCACCGGCGCGGACTGGGGCATGAAGCGGCGCGGTCAGAAGTTCCGCGAATTCGTCGTCGGGCAGATGCAAGAGACCGAGTTCGACGACCTGTCCAGGTTCGCGCTCGATGACGGAACGCAGCTCGGCGTCGGCTTCACGCGCGTCGACAACGACAACGACGGGCTCATCGCCGAGCGGATCCCGGTCAACGAGCTCTTGTTCGACCGGCGCGAGTGCAAATACGGCAAGCCCGGCCAGGCGATCCGTATCCGGCGCGTGGCGAAGCAGTACCTGTGCGAGCTGTTCCCCGAGGCCGAGGACGTCATCGAGCATGCCCCACAGGCAGAGCGGCGCGCCGAGGACACCGACATCGACGGCGACGGCCCGCACTTCGGAGATCTGGAGGACTACGTCGACGTGTTCGAGGCGTGGCACCCGCCGACGCTCAAGGGCGGGAAGGACGGGCGCCACGTCCTGTGCATCGACGGCGTGACCGACGAGTGCACGCTGGTTGCCGAGGAGTGGCACGAGCCGCGGTTCCCGTGGGCCCGGTTCCAGCTGCGGCTTCCGCACCGGGGCATCTACTGCGACGGGTTCGTCGACCTGCTGGCCGACCTGCAGCACCGCCTGAACATGATCGTTCGGGACCTGCAGCTGAACCTCGCCGCGACCGGGCGCGGCTTCTTCCTCGTCAACAAGGCCAACGACATCCCCGTCGAGAACCTGACCGGGTGGAACCCGTTCAAGCTCAAGTACAGCGGCGGCCAGCCTCCCACATACGAAACACCTCAGCCGTTCCATCCCGCGCAGCTCACGATGGCCAAGGAGGTCATCGGCTGGATGTACGACCTGTCCGGCGTCTCGCGCTCCGGCGCGGAGAGCCGGAGCTCGCTCGGCCCTGGGGCGTCGGGTGTCGCGCTGGAGACCCAGTACGACATCGACAGCGACCGCTTCAGGATGCCCCAGGCGAACTACGCCCGGTACCGGCTCGAGGCCGCGCAGCGCTACATCGATGCTGCGGCACGCGTCGCGCGGCGTCGCGAAGAGGAGAAGGGCAAGAAGCGCAGCTGGATCGCGGTGAGCTGGAAGGGCCGCGACGCCATCGAGCAGCTCGATTACTCGAAGGTTCAGCTCGACGACGGCGACTACCGGCTCCGCATCGAGCCGATCGGGTTCCTGCCCGACACCCGCGCCGGGAAGCTCAACATCGTTGACCAGCTCGCGCGCGCCGGCGTGATCCCGCAGTGGTTCGTCCCGGCCCTGTTCGATGACCCGGACCTGACCGAGGCGATGAGGATCGTCCTCGCGCCGTTCAAGAACATCCTGAAGATGATGGACACGCTCGTCGACACCGACAGGGTGGCGCCCGAGCCCGAGCAGTACCACGACCTCGACTTGGCGCTCATCGTCGCGACCGCCTACTACAACTGGGTCCAGGCTGAGGAAGCGCCGCCCGAGGTCCTGCAGCGGTTCCGCGACTACATCGACAACGTCGTCTACGAGATCCAGCGCAAGAAGAAGGCCGCCGCCGCGTCCGCGCAGGGCCAGCCCGGCATGGGCCCCAGCCCCGCCGACGCCGCCGCGCCCGCGCTCCCCCCCGGTCCGCCGCCGATGCCAGCCGGCCCCATGCCGCCGATGCCCGGTGGCGTGCCCCTCATGCCCTCGGGTCCGGTTCCGCCGCCGGCCCCGGTTGGAGCGGTCCCTCCGATCCCGATGGCGTCTTGAGGTCACCACATGGAAATGCCCACCGTCACCGAGACCACCAGCCCGAGCCGCGGAGCCGGCCCCGCGCCCAGCCGCGAGCGCGCGGCGGACGCGACCCGCTCAGGCCGCCCCCAGCTGACCGAGCAGGTCGTGCATGGCGGCGCCGCGGACCGTCCGGACCGCCCGCACGGCCGTGATGGCGCGGCGACCCACGTCCACGTCCACGGCGGCGCCGCGAACCGCGTGCTCTCCAAGAGCGCCCAGACGATGTTGGAGAACCTCGACAAGCACGGCGACGTGCGCGGGGCCAGCGAGGGCGCGGCCTCGCGCGAGGGCACCTCGACGGCAGGGATCACGGTGGTCGAGTCCGCGGGGACCCCGGCGCCCGCCGCCGAGCCCACCGCGACCGGAGACGCGCCGACCGAGCAGCCGGCGGCCGGTGACAAGCCTGCGACCGGCGAGCCGGCCAAGGAGGTCGCGGCGGCCCCCGACAAGCCGGTGGAG